AATGTAATTGAAAGAAACTTGCCTAGTGAGGGCAATCCAATTGTAAGTAAGGTACGCAAGTACGTGAATCTACGTAGTCGTATCGAAGATCTAACTAAAGAGCAATCAAGCCTTAAGACAGAGCTATCAGACCTTGTTGATAAAGAAGGTACGCCTGATGAGAAGGGCCATCTCTGGTATTCATTGCCAGAAGAAGTAGACGGCTACCAGTCTCTACAACGTCAACGACGTGTCACACAGAAGCTTGATGAGGACGAAGCATCTAGCATCTTACTTAGCAAAGGCTTGACAGAGCGTTGCTATAAGATGGTTCCGGTACTAGATGAGGCAGAAGTAATGGCTTGTCTATATGAAGGTCTCCTCACAGAAGAAGAGATCGATGAAATGTATCCTAAGTCTATTAGCTACGCGTTCATCCCGAGCAAGTCATGACTAATCAGGATCCAGTAGACCTTATCTTTGCAGGGTTGGATGAGTTCTATCCAGGCTCTAAGAAGAAACGCCGTCCTCTGAATCCTGAGGCTAAGAAGCCTAGAGTAAAAAAAGAAGAAGGTTCCTGGGACTCAGAGTCTCAGGTGAAGAAACTACCTAACGGAAGTGTGGTAGAATTATTTAGTGCAGGGGCTTTTGCTCTTGCACTAGGTCGTCCACTAGTGACTATCAGACTTTGGGAACGCAAAGGTTATATACCACGTGCACCTTACCGTCTCAAGTCTATAGTAGTTGATGGTGTAAAGAAGCCAGGTTGGCGGATGTACAGCAGAGACATTGTAGAGGCGACTATAAAAGCTTTCGAAGCTCGCGGGCTTATGGAAGCTCCACGCATTGATTGGAACCGACATACAGATCTATCAATTGAATTGATGGAAACCTGGAGAAAGATTCACAGTCAAGAAACAAACTAATAACCATGATCCACTGATCCTATGAAAGAAGAAACCAATGACCACATCACTACGTATCAACAAGTCAGACGTTCCAAACGTTGACTCATACACAACAGCAGCATCTCTAGAAGCAGATGACCTGTTTATTGAAGAGGACGAAAATACATCCTCACCAACATCCTCCAGCATTCAGACTGGTTGGAGTGCAGCCAAGAAGGCTGTAGCTAAATCTGCCAAATCATTTGCAACTGACTTCAAGTTTGATGAAGATGTTCAGCTTGTAAAGTTTATCTCCGACGAACCAATTGTGTTCATGCAACACTGGGTTAATCGACCAGGAAAGAAATCATTTATCGGTATTGGCGAAGGCGACCCACTAGTTCAAGTTGGTAGCATTCCATCACAGAAGTTCGCCTTTACAGTTCTAAATCTATCTGATGAAGAACCACAAGTTCAACTAATGATTGTTGGTGTACGCCTCTGTGGACAACTTGAGAAGCTTGCTTCTGATAAGAAGACAGCACCTCTCAATCGTCCAGACATGTACTATGCAGTAAGTAAGACTGGCACGGGGACCAAGACATCTTACAGCGTTGTACCTGTTAAAGAACGTGACCTTGCTGAGGAATGGGATATTGATCCTGTTGCTGCTGCTGAGTTAATCAAGACCCTAAAGCCACTTGGACCTGAAGCTCTCCATACTTCAACCAAGGCAGAGCTTGCGGAGATTGCTCGTGAAATCGCAGCCAACGGATAAGTAGTCCCATCTTGTTGGGGGAGCCGGGTTTTTGAACCTCCTTTCTACCGGCTCCCTTAACCAAACCTTAGGAGCGCAATGAATATCATTACAACATCTGAACAGTTACAAGAGCTTGTGTCGTACTATCTAACACAAGATGCTTTTGTATTTGACGTAGAAACCATGGGCGATCATCGTGGCGATCCACGACAGAATCAAGTCGTGTGGATTGCTATGGCTACTAATGATCGTGTTGATGTTATTCCTATGGGTCATCCTAATGGTGAGTACCTTCATACAGACTATCCTTTACTTCCTTCTGCACAAGACCGTATCATTAAAGGTCTGCCTCTTCGTGCATCCGATTACAGTAAAGATGAGCGCAAAGCTACTAAAGTATTTGGAGAAGCCCCAGAGCAGCTTACCCCCGGAGAAGTATTTAAAGCCCTTAAGCCATTGTTCTTTGGTGACATGCTTAAGATTGGCCACAACTTAAAGTTTGATCTACAGAGTGTTACGAAGTATCTAGGACAATTGCCTGCCAAGCCATATGCTTGCACCCTCAACGCAGCCTTTGTTCTAGATACTCGTAACAATCATAACTTGGGTCTTGATGATTGTTTAAAGCGCGAGTTTGATTACCACATGGTCAAGGGTGTAGGCGCACAGATTGAAGCGCACACCTTTGATGATGTTGCTACCTACGCAGGGCTAGACGCAGAGTGGACTTGGAAGCTATGGAATAAGTATGCTCCTAAGTTAGAGCGTGATAATGTTCTGGGCGTATTTAAGCTTGAGATGGATGTGCTATATGTAATCTCTCGCATGGAACTTCATGGCGCAGACATTGATGTTGATGCTCTTAAAGTTCTTAAAGAAGATCTTGAGAACCAGTTAGAAGAAACTAAGGCAACCATCTATCGCTTAGCAGGAAAAGCATTTAATATCAACAGCGTACCTGAGAAACAAAAGCTATTGTTTTCTAGTAAGAAGGAGGGTGGTCGCGGACTTAAACCACGTGTACTCACCCCGAAGGGCGTCAAGAATGATGAGGCAGGTAATGACCTTGTCATCTCAGACTTCTCGGTATCTGAACCAGCAATCAAAGCATTCATGGGCAAGGATGCACTGGTTGACGCCCTTCTTAATTATTCTGACCTAAATAAGTTACTAACTACTTATGTAATTCCTTACCTTGGTGGAGACATAACTAGGACAACTTCGGGCAAGTCTAAAACAGTGGCTAAGAGAGCACTGCTTTTGAACGGCAGGATCCACACAGACTTCATTCAGTATGGTGCGGAGACCGGACGCTTCTCTAGCCGTAATCCAAACCTACAGAACGTACCCAACCCACGTACTGCTAATGGAAAAGCTATTAGAAATCTTTTTGTACCGCCAGAGGGTTACCAACTTGTTGTAGCTGACTACTCTCAGATCGAACCTCGCATTCTTTCTTCCTTCAGTGGTGACAGAGTGCTTTGCCAGAACTACTTAGACGGCGTAGATATTTACACAACTATTGGTGACACTGTTGGTGTAGACCGCAGTGGCGCAAAGACTCTTGTGCTAGGTATGATGTACGGTATTGGTCCTGAGAAGATTGCTACTTCTATCGGAGTNTCCGGTAAAGAAGCTCGTGATCTGTTAGATAACTTTGCACGTAAGTTTCCTTCCATAACTAAGTACAAGCGTCAGGTAGTAGCAGAGACACGTAGACGTGGCCCTGTTCCCTACGCACTTACGTATATGAACCGACGTCGTTACCTACCAGACATGTTGTCTCGTGAAATTGGAAAGCGTGCTGGAGCAGAACGTCAGGCTTTCAACACCGTTATCCAGGGATCAGCAGCAGATCTTATTAAGCTGGCTATGGTACGAGCAGAAGGATTGTTGCCAGACAAAGCTGCAATGATCCTTACTATTCATGATGAATTGGTAACGGTTGCGCCAAAGGAAGTAATCGAAGAAACAGCTGCAGCTATTCGTGAGGCTATGGAGGGCATCAAAGCCCTGTCAATACCTATGCTAGCAGATGTTAAAATAGTAGATAAATGGGGAGAGGCAAAAGATTGATCTTTAAACGAAAGAAAAAGAAGAAGAGCCGTGTTGAGATCAAGCACATACCTCTGCCTATACTAATGCGACAAGCTATATACGACTCTATGCTGGAGCCTGCAGAAGGTATAGCAGAGTCTTTAGGTCTACCTCCTATTTCTGATGAGGTAGCTGAGATGGAAGAACTAGAGAGTCAAAAGCGTTTAGAGCGCTTCGCTAGTCTAATTCCTTTCATTGATTCTCATTCAGACTTAGCGTCTCGTATAACCGCTGCTGCTTATCTTTTAGATGATGATGACAACGACCTAGATGTATTAAAGCTCGGTGCCGATATAGAAGAGAAGCTTGTAGATTTATTTAAGATTGTAGCGATATCTTCGTCGGTATCCTGCATATCAACTCTTTTTAACTTAGGACTATTAGAATCAAAGGTGGAAACAGATGTCGAATAACGATTGGTGGGCTCGCAGATTAGGTGGAGGAGCAACTCCACGACAGGCAATGCCACCTACAGGACCAGCACCGCAGGTTCCATACACACCTCCGGTACAACAGCCTAACGTACGTGTTGGCTACAATCCAGAGACAGATCAGTTAGTTACTAAGGCCCAGAGTGCTAAGCGCTCCGACACATGCCCAGACTGTGGTTCAGGAAACTACTTTGCACCACAAGGTACGCAACGTATGCGCTGCTACGATTGCGGATACCCTATTCAACAGACAGGGTCAGGCATTGCAGGTACAGGTGGAAGCAGTTCAGGGCCCACACAGAAGGCAATTCAGGTAGGACAATCAGGCGGATTTAATCCAACAACAATCGTAGATAGGATCGGATAATGGCAGTTATTAACTCAGAGGCATTAAAGATTGTCGCACAGCTTAACAAGAAGCTGGGACAGAACACAGTTGTTGCTGCCAGTGAAGTGATTCTTTCTCCACGCATTACAACCGGCTCACTAACACTAGACGTTGTACTAGGTGGTGGCTGGCCAATGAACCGTTGGGTAGAGCTTATTGGTGAGGCATCTCATGGTAAGACAGCATTAGCGCTTCGCACGATTGCTGCTAACCAAAAGGCTAATCCTAACTTTACTGCAGTGTGGATTGCTGCTGAAGACTTTGATTCAAAGTACGCCGAGCTCTGCGGTGTTATAACTGAGAGAGTTATTCTTGTAGAAACTAACAACATGGAGGATGCATATGGTGCGGTTATTACGTTTATGGAAAGCAAAGCTGTGGATATGGTCGTTATTGATTCTCTTCCTGCCTTGGTTCCTGGAGCAGAGGATGAGAAAGAAATGGATGAATTCACCGTTGGACGAGGAGCTCTAATCACTAACAAGTTCTTCCGTAAGGTTGCGTCAGCAACAAAAAGAGATTTGATTGATTCAGAACGCCCAATCTTGGGCATGATGATCAACCAATACCGTATGAAGATCGGTGTCATGCACGGCGATCCTCGTACAACTCCGGGTGGTCTTGGCAAAGACTATGCCTACAGCGTTCGTTGCGAAGTAAAGCGTGATGATTGGCTAGAGGTAGGCACTGGACAGGAGAAGCGCCGTGTGGGGCAAACAATCCGTGTCCGGACAATTAAGAACAAGACTTACCCGCCACAGCAAACAGCTTACCTCGACTTCTACTTTGCAGATGGAGGACCAGTTAACGCTGGGGGCTACGATTCCGGTAAGGAAATCGTTGCCCTATCCATCCTCAATGGCATCGTGGATCGTCGGGGTGGCTGGATGTACTATAATGATCGTAAGTGGCAAGGCGCTCAGGCTCTCATCGACTCACTACGTGAAGAGATTGATCTAAGAGAAGAACTTACCGCAGCAGTAATGGACACGCTCAAGTCGACCCCAGTTATTATGCTGAGTCCAGATGAAGAGTGAAGGTCAGAAGCAATCTCTAAAGCATGAAAAGCGTTTAGAGAAAGTAACAGGTGGCAAGCGCAGCGCCGCCTCCGGTGCATTTTGGTCTCGTAAAGGAGACGTCAGAAGTGACGATCTTCTTATCGAGCATAAGTGGACAGGAAAGAAGTCGGTAACTATCAAGTCAGAAGTACTTGAAAAGATTACTAAAGAAGCAATACTTGATAGCAGAACTCCAGTTCTTGGTCTGCATCTTGATGGCGAAAACTATGTGGTGCTACTAGAGGAGGATTTTTTTGAAATGCGTAATGCATTAAGAGGTGAGTAGTGCGATATAGTGATGATCCAGATTGGACTTGGAGATACGAAGCCAAGTGTCGTGGAGAAGATACAGAGATGTTCTTTCCACCACGAGACAAAGCTTTGTACAAGCCGATTGCGGATAAAGCAAAGGCCATATGCTGGGGTAAGGATGGAAGACCTCCTTGTCCAGTAAGAAAAGAATGTCTTAAAGAAGCAATATTAAATGATGAGTTGCACGGAATCTTTGGCGGACTATCCCACCGAGAACGAAACGCAGCTCAGCGTAAAATTAAAAAGCTCGGTCTAACTTTGGACCAGTGGCTTGACCTGGAGGGTAAGCATGGCAAAACCAACAACGATTCAGAGCAAGGATCTTAAAGCATTTCTTAATGCAAATAAAAGAGAGACTCGCTTGATGGGTGCCTTAGAGCGCCATGTTCTAGCGCAGCCTTTTGATGAGCGTGATCAGTCTTACATCCATCCCTCAGATATTATTAAGGCGGAGTGGTGTGCTGTTGCCCAATACCACGCCATCAAAGGTAACTACGTAGAGACTCGTGATAAGACTACGCTGCGCCTGGCATCTATCTTTGCCGAGGGACACACTATCCACGCTAAGTGGCAGAAGTGGTTTAAAGATATGGGCGTGTTGTACGGTAAGTGGTATGTTCCTTCTACTGGAGAGTATGTGTGGAGCACTTCTACAGGTTATTCTTTAGATGATATTGTGTATAACGAGGTCCCATTACGCAGCGATAAGTATATGATGCGCGGGCACGCAGACGGTTGGATTAAAGGCCTAGGAGATGACTGCCTTATTGAGATCAAGTCAATCGGTACAGGAACTATCCGTATGGAAATGCCTGCCATGATGGCTCAGTATAACAACGACATTGATGTTGTGTGGAAGAATATTCGCACACCTCTACGTTCCCACCAGCTACAGGGTCAGGTATACCTACACCTGTGCCACTTAATGTTAGAAGAAGGTTTACTGCCTAGCGCTCCAGACGAGATCGTATTTATCTATGAGCTTAAGGCTAACCAAGAGTATAAAGAGTTTGTAGTAAAGTACAACCCAGAATACACAGCTGAGATCTTTGACAAGGCTCGTGATGTTGCCTGGGCTGTAGAGAATGATCGTGAGCCTGTGTGTAACATCAACCTACAAAAAGGTTGTAAGCGTTGCGCACCGTTTAGAGATGGAGAGTTATCATATGAGCGTAAGTAAGCAAGTTGTTGATGCTTTAACAGAGCTGGGTTTTTCTTTGGCACCTAAGCCGGATGAGTCTATCCCACCTTTGCCTAGAGACATAACAGATCTAGACGACGAAGGTCTTATGGATCTATTTGTACACCTAACTCAATGGAACGACCACTTAGCTGGAGCCTTGGCTATCTCTATTATTAATGAGAGAGAAGCTCAACGTTCTGTAGATCAGTACGAAGCTGCCGGTATGCTGAAGGGTTGGACCGGAGGTAAGAATGATCGCGTTGCTTTGGCTAAGGCTACTATTGCAGCTACAGATGAGATGAAAGAGCTTGTGCACGATCTGGATATTAAGTATGCGTTTCGTAAACTGCTAGAGACTAAGACTCTTAATGTTGAAAGAGATAGCAATGTGGTATCTCGTGAGCTGACACGTCGTACATCAGCTGGAGAAGGATTAAGATCTAGACAACGGAGGTTCAACACATGACATGGGAACAACTATCACTGTTTACAGATGAAGAGCTTGGTATTAAGACTGTAGAAAAGACGTGGAAGTACCGTGAGCAAGAGCTGCGTCTACAGATTGCAAAAGAAATGTGGGAGGCAATCACAGGAGAGCCTCATGCCTAGTCAGAGTAGGAAACATCGTGGAGAT